TGTAAATCCTCCTTTATGTGTTTACTATATAATAAATAACTATATTTTACAATATGTTTTTCCATACTAAAAAGTATTACTTATTCAATCAAATATTGAGTATTAAGTATATGAGTTGATAAAAAATGACAAATAACTATAATTGATATTGTACAATTATTGATCCCCATTATAATTCCAATAGTTGTATAATAGGGTATGGTCCTCCTTTCCCCTTAGCCATACCCAACCAAGAGCACAAAAAAGATATCTCCTCGGTAGAGCCTTGTGCTCTTTTATTTAAAAGTTTAATACATTTGCATATTTTGTATAATGTAGTAGAATAGATTGCGTACAAATATTATTTTTGTACAATAGAATATTGTTCCTCTCCCATTAACAATATTCGAAAGTATACAAAGAGTACAAGTTCACCTCTCCCGTTTTGGGCTTGTGCTCTTTTTATATAAAGTTTATTGAAAATAATTACTTATTATTATATACTTTTATTAAGCATAGTACGTATTCCAAAATTATGCTAAAAACACAGTGTTCATTCCCATGTCACTGTGTTTTTCTTTATACAAAAAAGCCTAGATCAATGTGTGTGACCTAGGCTTGAATTTTATATATATATTATTTACGTGTATATCGCGATACCCATTATTAATAATACTATGAGATAGCCCCATATACAAAAGGGTATACTCTATCCTTGTGTTTAAACAGTTCCCCTGAATATCTTCAGCATCGTGTTTTAGATAAACTTTATTCATAAGCATAAACTCCCATTTGATTTTGTAGTTCCTCGGACAGTTCAAAATATTTTTTATACTGTCCTTGATAATAATCTCTATCACCTCTAGCATCATAGAGTTCCTGCTTTGTTAATTCTAGATTGTTTTTTAGGTTTCTAGTGGTTTGTTTTTCTTGTACTAGGGCAATTCCTAGTAATAATGATAATAGCGCTAGAGCGGCTAAAACAGATACTTCTATACGTTTCATTACTATACCTTTTTTAGATAATCGCCACTTACCCAACCTGATGGAATCTTAGCCCAATTACCGTTCCATTTCGAAACAGTAACACGAGTTCCCTTGTTTAGACATCCGTCTTTATCATAATCATGTTTTTTTGCATCAACTGTTAATTCATTATATGTTTTTCTTCTATAATTTTCTCCAGGACCGGTACGAACACTTAAATCATTGGCAGTTACTTCATAAGTACCTAAAGTGTTTGATGTGTTATTAGAACTTACTTTTTCAGTATATTCTAATTTAACCCAACAAGTACCAGTATATCCCCAACCATTTTGTTCTTTTGAAATGTTTAAGATTGTTCCTTTGACATAAGCAGTAACCTTGCTTCCTGAAGTGCTTGGAGTAGAACGACCGTTCAATCCTGAGTTTGCAGTAACTTTTACTTTATAATTAACCGAAAATCCGCTAGAAACTCTTTCAGTATATTCAGCAGAAATCCATCCTTGACTGATATGTAGCCATCCATTAGATTCTCTATCAACAGTAACTACTGTTCCTTTAGCTAATGCAGTTACTTTAGAAGCACTAGCAGAAGCAGCAGAACGAACATTTAATCCACTATTTGCAGTAATTCTTACTTGATAATTTACTGATGTGCCATTATCTGGTGTTGGTTGTGGCAATGGTTGAGCATTTCCATCAAGGTTTGCTTGCACCATATTTAAAAATCTTTGCCACCCCATATCTAGTGTTCTATGTGGACAATATTTATCAGCAAAATCTTGATGCTTTTTAACTTTATCAATTCCCCATCCATGAGCCTTTAAGCCATCTGCGATAAATTTTGCTGCATTTTGTTCAGCTTTAATAAATCTGTCTCCACCTGATTTAGAATAACAGATTTCTACATGAATACCGTATAAATTTCCCTGTCCTTTTCCACCGTCACCGCTTGCAAATGCACTACGATCTTCGGGTAGTCCTTGAACAGCTTCTACATCATCAACAGCATAGTGAAAAGATACTTTATTGTCATTTCTAATCATATATGCTACTTCGTTTGATGCTGCTGCATCATTGTATGTGTTATGAATAACGTAAAACTGCGGTGTTCGTTCATAAGGACACTTAATATCATATTTGCTTGAACTCACTAAATTTTGTTTAATTTCCATTCTTCATTCTCCTTCTGTAATAAAAATAAGAGCAGTATTCAACCACTCTTATTTTTCTAATTTATCAATTCTATCTTCATGATTTTTAAGGATATATTTATGTTCATAAAGAACTTTATCCGTCATATTTTGTTGTTGAGCTATATCATTGATTCTTTTTTCACTCTCTACGACATTACGATTCAAATACTCCATATTGGAATTTAATTTCGTTATATTAGAATTAAGTTTTAAAATCGGTGCAACAACAACTGCTAAGCCGCTAATTGCACCAAATAATAATACATAGAATTCACCTTGTGACATTGGAACACCCACTATTCTTTCGCTTTTTTATATTGGCTGGTTGAAATCATTAATAAAGCACCTAAAAACGCATCAATCGCAGTGATTGTACCAACAATTTCTTCTCCAAATGGTAACCCCCAAATCCCTGCAAGTGCAAAATACAACGTTCCAACTGATGGCAATACCACCTGTGCCACGTACTTTAAAGTGTCATAAACTTTGTTTTCAAATTTCATAATTTCCTCATCCTTTCTATCTGTTCATTTATGATAATGTTAACAATTAAATTAGCTGGAATAATCACATCTAACATTTTTTGTAAATTTAAAAGTTCCTTATCTACGATAGCAGGAACAAAAATTTTCAATGTATAAGTATCATTGATATATTTAATATCACAATTGCTCCCATACAATGCTTGTATTTTGTTTCGAAGCATCGTTATAGTGTAAGGTATCTTGATATTCAAACGATTTAAAATTTCAAATCTGCGCATATCTAAGGTATCAGAAGCCCCAGGAATAATCTTTAAAATCTTCTCCCATCTTTTGATACCATTTTCAGTTGCTTCATGCACAAACTGATCCTTTAAAAGAATCTCAAGTGCAGCGTACAAATCATCAATTTCATAATCTTCAGTTCCATATAGCACCTTAAATTCTTCGATATTCTGTAAAACAGGTGGAAGATAACTAATAAGTCTAGTTTCCATCGGTTAATTCACCTCTTTTAACAATACTGTCTTTGTGAACAGTATAATTTTCTGATACCCCATTGATTGTTGTATTCATGACATCAAGAACACCTTTTACACCTAAAATTCTAGTTTCAAGCTGCGATATACGAACAATAATGTTACTCTCATCTTCCCAAACTGAATTCAAACCTTGTAAATATTCATTAACTGCTTTTTCTAAATCTGTTTTAACAGCTTCAAAATAATATCCAGGCTGATAAATTATTTGGGTACTAATATCTATTTCAACCTCATTAACACCTACAACAGTTACTATATGTCCAATAGGGGCTATCCCAATACCTTCACCAGGTGTAGCAACGGGATCAACTTCTTTTTGAACCGATTTCACTAATGTATCCGTAGGCTTTTCAAAATCAGAATCAGTTATAACGATTTTGACAGTTCCACCGCCGTTCCATTCATGACCTGAATAGACTTTAACACCGCCAACACCTTTTATTAACCCAACCTTAATTTTATAGTCAATTTTGTTACCACCATAACTTTCAGCTTCTAATGATTGATAATATCTTTTTCTTATTGATTCGGTATCTTCTTCGTCTTCACCAGGAATAAGCAATTCAACAAGTTCAGCGGTTTCCAACTTATCAATATAGTTAATTGGAATAAGCTGTCCAAAATGAAGGTTACCTTCTTCACCAGCAGTTTCACATTCCAACTGATATTGACCATCACCAATTTTTTCTATAACTGTATAATTTAGTTTTTCTAATGAAAATCTTGAACCAATAGGAATTTCAAGTGCAGATGGGGTAAATACCCCTTTTAAAATAGCCTTTGTTGCAGGCTGTGGAATAATACCACGTTCTGCTGCTCTTTTGATAAGGTATTCTCTTGATGCAGTATCAGCAAATGTTTCATTCATGATTCTGTCAATCTCAATATACATTCCCATAATTTCATAAATAGCTGGTGCTAAAGCATTGTAGACAATAGAACCTTCTCTTGTGTCAATATTAGAGTTTTGTTCTTCAATTCTCGCAACTGCTCTTTCCATCAGTTTTTCAAAAGTAATATTTTCATACATCAAATATTCACCACACTTTCACTTACAAAATTCCCAAAAATACTGTGTACTGTAAATGTACAATGCACTGTATCTTTTTTTGTCTCAAACTCAAAACCATCAACACTTGTAATACGATCATCTTGTGTCAATGCTTCTTCAATTCTTCTTTTTAATTCAGGCAGTACATATGGAACTGGTTTACCTAACAGATCATCAAATTCAACTCCATAATTCGATGAATAAATTACATATCTGTACCTTTCAACATTTAGGATTAAATATACTGCCTGTTTAATTGCTTCAAGCCCATCACATGAACCCATGAGCCTGTTTTTTCCCATGATGATCCTAGGTGTTGGTGTCGGTATTTCTTCAATATCTAAAGCAGCATCATTTTCTAATTCATATTCATTTTGCGGAATCATAACATTCCCCCTTTTTTATACACGATCTAAAACAACAAATTTTTGACCGCCTTGCAATTTTATCATTACAACTTTTTCACCTTTTTTTAGTGCATTATGAACTGTAAACTTCTTTCTACCCTTATAACTGTGTTTATGCGTTAAATCAATTTTAACTGCACTTATTGATGTTGACGATGTATTCTGAACCTCATTTTCAATCGTTGTTCCTGGTTGTTCAGGATTCAGTTTAGATGTAACAGTTATATCACCGCTTGATTCAACTTCATGCGTATGATCAGCATTAAGTGATACATTTTCAGTTGTATGATCAACTGTCATTTCTACAACATGGTCCTTCACCGCATTAGTTAGAATAAGAAATTCACTTGTTAAATCCATCTTTTGTTCAACGTTGATGGACAAAGGATTATCACTAGTTACAGTACCAAAATAAAAAGCAGCAGGATCAGAAGCATTTACCGCTTCAACTGCTGCCTGTTTAATCAATTCAACCAAATTAGCCATCAAAAATACCGTTCCCTTTCAGTGTCAAATCCATACTGTGATGATTGTTTTCAAATTTATGTGTTACTTTTTCAACCAGCATAAAATTTTGTAGTTTCATATCTTCTAATTCTAACTGCACAATAATTTGTGAGCCTGCTCTTACTCTTGTATCGCCTAATACACCATTTATTTTCAATGATTTGGTTTTTTCATTGTATAACTTTAAAAGTGCATTAGCTTTTGTAACTGCATTGACATTTTCATCAACAGTATCAAAGTATTGAAGAACACCCCATTTATTCATATTGTCACCGCTTTGTGCAATATAAACATCACGTTTACCAGTCTTTTCATTCTCTCTAACAAGTTTGATTCTATTGTAGGTTTCACCATCAATTGAACTTGAATAATCAAATGATTCTGCGGTTTCCGCATCAACAACCAATCCAATTTTTAAGAACTCAATATAGGATAATCTCAGCTTGCCAAAATCATCATATAGTACATATATTTCACTTCTGTTGTCTAAAGTATCATCAAGTGCATCCTGAATAATATCAAATAACGTTTTGTTATCTTCAACTTTAGTAGCAATTTTAAAATACGTATCGTCCATCTGCCCAATATTTAAGTTAAAATCTGCTGCAATCATCTTAACAAGTTCAGTAGCGGTTTTATTCTTGTAAACATATGTATCTTTATTCTTTAAATACCTTAACTGATCATACGCAGTTACTTTGATATTTTTATCTTTATCATATGTTTTCTTAAATACAAAGCCATAAAATAAATTAGTATCATTTACTTTTAACCGAACCGAAGCACCTTCTTCAAACCTCAGTTTAGAATCTTTAAGCACTGTAAATTCTAGTTTTCCTGGTGCTCCTTTTCTTTCTAATGTCCAAGTTATGCCATCAAGTGTTACAGGTTCATAACAGGTATCAAGCCACTGTATCAATAATTCAACTTTCATTAAATCACCCTTCATTAAATCACCCTTATCGCACTTGGAAGAACCCAGCCAAGCCAACTGCCACTAGGTGTTGTGACATGATAAGGATGCGACCTTCCATCTGTCTTAATAAAATTTATCTTACCTTGATAATTGGTTCGAGTTTGTCCTGGTCCATTTCCATAACTGTCACGATGCAGTCTCCCGTTTACAATTACATTGCATCCTATAGTCGGCTGTACATTGGATGCATTGGAAGAAGCAGGTCTTGATGGGGGATTAATTACTGGTTTCTTTCGATTATCTTCTATATTTATTTTTACTGTTTTAGTTGAATATTCAACATACTGTTTAAAAGACAGAGATACTTTAACATCAAAACCATTTCCTGCTTCTTCTTTTATTGTGTAGTCCTCTAAAGACACTTTTATATTTGTGTCAAACAACAGCTTGCCATTAGGTGTTGCACGTGTCACAATCAACTGAAACGGTTTTAAACCTGTTTTTAGTTTTTCTATTTCTTCAAGAAAATATGAAGCACTTTTAAATCCATTAGGATAAGCTGCAAAAGGATATTTTGTTTGCGGTAAAAGTGCATCAAATGATATTTCGGTAAGTCCTGCTTTTCTTAAAATATTAACTTCCTGATCATTTATCAAATTAATTGTTGTATTTTGATTATTAATAACCATTTCCATTGATTCAGGTGGAACAGGAAGCTGTAAACTTCCTAAAAAGAAACTATATCCTTTAGCCATAAACAACTCCCCTTTCTAACTATGAACCCCTTCAGCAGTAGCAAGAAGTTCTTCTTCAACTCTTTCTGTTAATTTTTCAACGACACCATCAATATCCATATCACTATTTATGGTGTTGTTATTATTCATATCAATTTTTATTTCAGCAGTTGTAAAACGATTTATTGTTTCACGTTCTGCAATATCTCTTAAATATTTCAAATCCTCACTTGATGCATTCATGGTCTTAGCCATTTGTGCAGTGTTTCCAGCGGTCTTATTCCCTGAATCTGCTGCCTTATCAGTTGCATCTTTGATACCGCCAAAATTATTTTCAAGATCAGATAGCGGATTATCACCTTTATCAAAAAGTCCGCCCATCCAGTCACCTATATCACTTTGCCATTTTTCACCTTGAGCATATCCTTTGTCAAATGCTTCGCCCATATCAACAAAGTCAACATAATCAGGTGACCACAAATCAGGCATTTCAAAAGCATCATACTCAAATCTATCAAACGAAACTTTTTCCGCTGTTTCACCTAATATACCATCCATTTGTGATATATATGTATCTAACCCACTGGTATCAAACGATAAGTCAACTTTGCCAATTTTATCAACCTTATCAATATCAACACCTGGAATTAAATTGATTGCATCTATGATCCAGTTGATTGCCTTAATGGCTGCGTTAGCACCTGCAACGAATGCATTTGCGATAGAAGTTGCTGCACTTCCTGCCGCACTCGCAACAGCTTTAAAAGCCTGTGCGCCAGTTTTACCTAAAAATGCAAAGAATTTTTTAATATTAAGTACTGCTTCATTCCACTTATTTACAACCCACTCAGCAACACTTATAGCCAGGTTCGCTATTGTTTTCCAAATTAACTGCCATACAAATGCAATAGCTGCTGCACCTAGCTGAATACTGTTAACCAGAAGCTGAAATGCTCCTAAAATAATATTAATTACTAAAATAAAAATATTTTGAATAAGAGCGCCACACCAGTAAACCGCACCAACAATAATTCCTAAGCCACTTACACTTTCACCAGTAAAATGATTCCAAACTGCTGTCACTATAAATACAACAGCAATAACAGCTAAAACCGCTGCTACTATCATAAAAATAAGACCTACTGTAGTACCCAATGCACCATTAAGCCCCATCTGCACTCCTATTTGAGTAGCTGTTGCAATAATTCCTTCCTGTGTAAGCCATGTTTTCATTCTTAATGCAGCAATGTACATCCATGATACTGCCAAAGCAGCGGTTTGATATGCCTTTACAGCTAAAATTGTCGCTCCATAAATAGCCATAGCCCCTGCTACTGCATATATTACAGGTGCTATCATACTCCAATTTTGTGCTATAAATGATGCTCCGTTAGCTATAACATCGATCACTTTAGTTGCTACATTACCAAACATTCGAATTGCATTTACAGCACCATTGAACATTGCATTAAAACCCTGACTATTTGCAACTTCATTGATTTTGTCAAGTATTGGCTGAAATGCCATCAATGCTTCATTTTTAAACTTAACCCATATTTGTGACCATGTAACAGGCATTTGTTTAAACTGTGCATTCGTTTCATCTATTGATGAAAGCATTGCATTTTTTACAATATCAGCAGTTATTTCACCATCTGCTGCCATTTGTCGAATTTTTCCAATTGGCACATCTAAATAATCAGCAATAGACTGAATAACATTTGGTGCTGACTCAAATACTGCATTTAATTCTTCACCACGTAATACACCCGATCCTAACGCTTGCGTTAATTGCAATGTAGCACTTGATATTTCTTCTTGTGTAGCACCTGCTATAACAAACTTTTTATTTAATGTTTCAGCAAATGCAATAAGTTCTTTATTTGAATTAAATGCATCTTTTGCATTTTGCCCTAATTTTGCAATTGTTTTAGCTGTATCACCGTATGCTGCTCTTGAATTCTGTGCCGATTGAAATATCATGTTTTGAAGTTCTTCAGTTGACTGTAAACCATCATTAATCATATTTAATTTAGCAGTTGTCTGTGACATTTGATCTGACAAACCAACAATATTTCCTATTGTCTGTATACCAGCATAAGCACCAACAAATCCCATAACCTTTTTAAGAAGTCCATCAGAAGCCGATTGTCCTTGCTTTATCTTGGTATTAAAATTTTGCTGCTGATTTGCAGCCTGTCTAATTTCCTGTTCAACACCATTCATAGTGACTTCAGCACGTGCTAATTCTTCCCTCGCCTGTCGTATAGAAGAAGTATCAACTGCACGTCCTGAATCTCTTTGTAACTGTTCAAATGAACTTATAACAATATTTAAAGCACGGTTCATAGAGGTGAATGCTGGTGTCATTCTGTCTTGAACGCTTATAACTGTTTTAATAGAAGCCATATATTCACCTACCTCCTACGACCTTTAGATTTTGATTTTGCTTTTATTTTTTTAGCTTCCTTTTCTTCATTCTCAGTCCTTATTTGAATTGCAGCATATACAAATGCCTGTTCATTTGTCGGTAGAGAAAGAAACTGTGATGGAAGCATATGCAATTTATGAAGGCAATAATAAGCAATATTAGCTTCAAAATCACCTTCTTCAATTAGTTTTTTGCTTGCTCTACTTTATCTTCAAAACTTTCATTAAAGCCATTGATTTCTTGAACTTTTGCTAATAAATCAGCGTATTCACCTGGTTTTAACATCTTTTTTAATAATGCATCCGCACCCATAACTCCATAAGAATTTTGAAGTTCTGCATCATTCAAATTAGGGAACACAACACATTCAACTGTTAACAGTCCAACATACTTATCAAAATCTGTATCCTTTGTAAATTGCCCCTTTCTTCCTGGTACTTCTAATCTTTTAGTACAAGATTTTCTTAATTCTTCATCACGCTGTGAATCCAAACATCTTAATTCCCATGCAATAGGTTTTTTTGTTTTTTCATCGATAAATCTTTTTGATGCAACATATTCAATATTTTCTTCCTGCACAACATTTTGTGCCATAAAAGCTGATAAACTCATTTTTCTCATACCTCTTTCTTATATTTAATCAAATAAAAAAGGACCACATTATATGGGGTTCACTTCAATGTGGTCCTTTAAACTAAATCATCCCTTGTAACAAATTAAACTTCTCAGGAATTTCAAAATCATCAAACGTAAAGTCGACATCTTCATCAAGATAATCTGCATCAGCATCAAATTTAGCTAACACTAAACTATCAAAGTTGCAGTCAATTAATGTAACGGTTTGTCTCCCAACACTTGAAGTTGGATCTTCATTCGTACATTGCATATCGAAATAAACATCTTCACCAGTTTCTTTATATCTATATGCTAATTCACGCATAACTGAAGTATTGTAGTGTAAAGTCATTGAACCTGAACCAGTCCACCCCGTTGCTTTATTTCCTTTACCTGTACGACCTAAAACAGGCACTTCAGTTTTGCTTTTTTCAAAATTTGCTTCAAATGTGATTGCCTGAGCAAAGTTATATCTGTTTCTCTCAATAGTCACATATAATTCAGCCATTGATCCACTGATAGAATCCTTAGCCTTCATTGTAAATTTACCCATGTTATCTGTTCCCCTTTCTAGCTGATTACACAACTCATATAAAGTTGACTCATTGCGTTAATAACTGTGATTTTATCTGTTAATACTACTGATTTCTTTGTATCACCTTGAGCCACCACAATATCATCTGCACTAAAATTTTCAATTGCTTGAATATCTTCTAATGCTCTATGAATTGCAACAACATCCGATTGCAGTGAAATTCTACCTGATGCATTGTTTGGAATTTTACCAAGATATTTCGTATGGAATAAAGTAGCAACATCATTAGCGATTTGATCAATAACCCTGATTGTTTGGTTATTTGAAAAATCAATGCTTTTTTCATCTGTAACTGATGTAAAAGTATTAATATCTTCAAGAACCCTAACTTCACCTGTTACATTATGAAAAATGAATTTACCACTTTCTAATGCATCCGCTAATTGTGATTGTGTATAATCTACCTTGATTTTAAATTCACCATCATAAGCAGTATTAGTTAATGATTTATTAACTGCACAACCTGCTTGTGCGCCAGTTGTCCAATAAACCACACTTGCTTTATTAACATCATCAGTCACTTCATTTTCTACAGAGATAACTCCTTCATAATCAGCAGGTTTTCTATAAACTACCGTTTGAAATTTAGCCCCGACTTCATCACGCATTCTTTTTGTAAATGTAACAAATAATTCATTGATTTTCGCATCTTCAACTGGACATCCCAAAGCATTAAAACTGTAAGATTCAATCGCATTCAAAAACGCTTGATATTCAGATGTTGTTACCTCTGTTCCATTTGTACCACTTGCTAATGGTGTCGAAGCAGTTTCTTGAAGTTCTGCACTTTTGAAAGTTACCCAGTCATTGGCAACCAGTTCAGAAGAATTTTTAACAGTTTGAACATCCATTTCTTTAAACTCTAAAACTGTTTTAACATCAAATTTAGTTTCATCATCAACATTCTTTGAAATAATGATTTTTAAGTCATTACCTCTAATACCTGGATATTTTGCTTCTGCATATGTGTTAGTTGCTTTTGTACCCTTTCCATTTAAACGATATGCATATAATGTTTTGGTATTTTTAAATAAATCCCTTAATCCTTTCATTTTGTCATGTGAATAATCATATCCAAAAATTTTCAATGAATTATTTACAAACTTTTCGTTTGATACTTCAAAAACCTCATCTGCTGCACCCCAATCCATTAATAATGGTATTGCAACGATACCACGATCAGACAGCGATGCAGATGCTCTAGATGCACTTGCAAAATTGATATAAGTACCAGGCAATTTTTTATTTTGTGCATTAAAAGTTCCGCCACCTAACATTTAACATTCCACCTTTCTTTCCAATTCTTTTTTTAACAAGTCATTGACTTCTTTAGTTGTATATTTTTTACCATCTTCTAAAATGGCATTTAATAAATCCTTTTTATTTCTAAATACTTTAGAATTTAAAAATGCATCCTTGTAAAAAGATGCATCCTGTTTTTTTTGAATCGTTTTTGTTTTAGTGTTAGCCATATAATCACTCCTTTGTATTACTGCTAACTTCCAATGTTTCCATTGATCCAGTTTCTTCCTCTTTAACTACTGCTATATAATTGAAGCTGACAAAGAAATGAAGAACATCGTCAATGATTTCACTTCTCATTTTTGTACCGTGAAGTAAATCACCGTCAATACATTTGATCATATCTAACTCATTCATAAGCGTGTCAGAAACGCTATGACATTGATTTTTTCCACTGCTAGAGAAGAATAATATATCAAACGGTAAAAGTCGCTTAGAACGCAAATTTAATAGATTCTCTTTTTCACTGTCAATAAGAGTAATTAAAAAACAAGGCTCTTGCAAACCTTGCTTAATATCATTTTGATGTATTTCGTATTCATCACCATATACTTCATGCAGTTTAATAGCGATAGCATCCATAATTTCATTAATCATTGAATATCTCACCCAATTTCTTCATTAGTAATTTTTCAATAATTCTTGGTGCTTGTAAGTCCAGTTGAAGTGTTGATTTTTCCAACATAAAATAACCATGAACCCAGCCTTTATGCCCTTTTAGTCTATGTCCATACTCAACATAAATTGCATATTCCGTTGAATTGATAATTTCACATATAAATTCATTACCCTTATATTCAACATAAACATTCTTATTTTCTTCATTCCAAGAACGTTTTAATGTGCCAGTATCAACGGGTGTAGCTTTAATAACTCTTGCTAAAAGTCTTGCAGCTAAATGTTTAGCACACATTTCACAAAACTGTTCAAGATCAGCCTTTTCAAACTTCTCCATTTTCTTTTGTAATTTTTGAAGCTGTTTAAAATCACAGTTTCCCCATTTAGCCATTATGCATATTCCTTAAACAATTCAATAACTACTTCCTGGTGATTTGAATGTATGGCAGGAACACCGCTTCTTGTGTATTCAGTAGTAACTCCTTCATGGGTAATAACCAGTTTAGATCCTGCTTTGATATTTATTTCAGGCGCAATAAATAGTTTTGTAACCTGCGCAATAGTCACCGCATCACCCTTTTCAGCGCTTGTCACATTTGAAAATGACAATCTGCACTTTATATCTTTTAATACTTCAACTTCTTTAAAATTTGTTACATGAGTATTAGGATCTTTAATTTTTTGATTTTCATAGATAGTACAAGTATCTTTGTACATACTTTCTAATGCTTTTCTAACTGCATTCATATGAATCACCACACAAACTTTCTATACTTAGCAAAATCATCACTACCATAATTAATTAGATATTTCAAATAAGCACCAAAAACGGCTTGTGGTGAAGAATCTTTATCAAATGATACTTGTGTATCACCCTCTTTAATTGCAGTCACTGTAGCTTCAATCTGTTCATCAGAAAGCATATTTGAACTGCGCATACCATTTAGGAACTCACCACAAACACGTTCAACAAAAACAAAATGAAGTCCACTTGGAACTTCACTTTGATTTGTCTTATTTTTAATATCCTGTTCAACTTTATCAATGATGAACTTCAATACAAAGCTATCTTTTTCTTCATTTACCTTGTAATTAAGTGAATCAAGCCTTTTAATTACTTCATCTTTGATTGTTTCAAACATAAGCATTAACCACGTGAAATGATGCGTGCAATAGCAATCGCCTTGTGATCATAATATGTTGGTTTACTTTCACCATCATTTGCTAATACCCAATTAGTACCTTTTGCCAATTCTTCATTAGTAGGTGATAATGATGCTTGTGATTTCTTTTCATATGAAATACCCTTGACACCATATGCATTGCGCCATCTATGATATAAAGTATCTTCTCCACCATTTGTTTTAGGATCACGTGACATCTCGTAAGGTTTTTTTACTGGTAAAGGCTGTTTCTCAATTACACCATCACCAAACACATAAGTTGTGTAATTTACTGATAATTCATAATAAGTCGCAATGCTTTCTTTTGATGGTTCTGATACAACTTCATATGTACTTGTTTTTTTAGTGTAATAAGTTTTACCAGGTACTACATCAACATCTTTAGTTAATGTATAAATATCTTCAACTGGTACAGAATCATCAATAATAACTGTTCTACCATTCCATGTAGCAATTGCCAAATCTCTTGTAATACCATTTGCATCAGTATAAGTTAAATATTTTAACAAACGCATATTTTCTAAGTTTGTAGCAATTTGTGAATGCATAATAGCTAGAGTGAATTTATCTTTATCTTGACCTGATGCTTGTTGAATAGCGTTATTTAAAGTTGGTGCTTCAACAACACCTTCACCTTTAGTTGTTACATCGTAAGTATGACCGTTAACAAATTTTAAGTTTTCTGCACCAGTCATAGCAAAGATACCTTTTAAGATTGCTAATAAGATATCTTGATCAATTTCATCAATGATAGATGCACATTGATTACCTACTTGTGATAAGAAATCAACTCCACTTGTAATATCATAAGAAAAGTCTTTTTCAGTTTTTGCGAAAGCTCTACCTAATGTAAATACTCCACGTTCGAAAGTTGTTGAGCCATCAGCTTCAATATTTGTTTTACCATCGTAGTTAACAACGTTAGCAGTAGCTTGTCCAAACATTGGAATTCTTGCATAGTGTGACCCAGTTTGTGATGCAAATAATTCTGCTAATGTTTGAGAGCCCACAACTGCTTTACTTTTTAAAATCTCATTTCTTTTTAATCTTGGTACGCTTTCTACGTATTTCCCGAATGCTTCAGGATTAAATGATTTTGAATCAAATTTTGTGTTCATAAATAAAAATCTTCCTTTCTAATTTTCTATTCTTGATTGTTCTGTGCTTCTAATTCAGCAACAAAATCTTCATAAGTTTTTGGTTTGTTAGGATCACGTGCTGGATTTGGATTAGCAGGATTATTTGGTGATGCATTTGGTTTAGCACCATCTATCTTTACCGTTTGTTTATCATCATTGAACATATAAGCATCAGATTTCTTCAAAGCCTTAATCTTTTCATCAAGTCCTTTGATAGTTCCATCTTCATTAAGTTCAACATCATCACCTAATTCCAATAATGCCTGAACCGCTTTAGAATTCTTTGCTTTTGCTTCTGTTAATGCTTTTTCAAGTGCATTAGCAACTTTCAAATCTTTCATTTCTTTTTCATGTGCTTCTTTAGCAGCTTTGTTATCATCCTGTAACAGTTGAATCTGTTTTTTTAATTCTTCAGGGTTATCAGGGCTGTTTTTTAATGTTTCTAACTGCTTATCACGTTCTTTAATCGTGTTATTAGCAGTATCAAGTTGTGTTTGAAGATCCTTTGCTTTTGTTTTTTCAGCTTCAACATCCCTACCGTTTTCAGCCATGATTTCATCAATGACTTCTTTTTCTAATCCCAATCCTTTTAAAAATGCTGTTTTCATATTTATTTCATCCTTTCATTGTTAAGTTTTTTTAGGTGGTTACTGCCACCAATGAATTTTCATGTTTAGGTCTTGTTTTGACCGATATATAAAAAAGACACACCACAAAGGTATGTCTTAGTTATCAATAGTTATTTAATTTTAAGCACCCATATCAAATGAGTGCCTTATTATTTAATCAATTCTTCATGTCCTAATTCGATTAAAATTCGCTTAACTTCCTCTTTTAACGCTTTAGGTACTTTGTCATACGTTAATTTTTCATCTAAAATACGATATACTAAAAAGTTAGCCATTTTACTCACCACCCATCATTGTTAAAATTAAATCTTGAACCGCTTGTGCGGTTACTTCCTGTTCTCGTTTTAATATTTCTAATTCACTTGGTTTATTCAATTCTTCAAGTTCTTCATCAGTATAAGGAATATAAACATAAATATCTTCATATTCGTCATACTCTTCTTGAGGGGCTTGATAAGGAATGTCAATTATTTTTTCAACATCCTTACCACCGTTTGGATATTCCGCAATAGTTTCGTAGTGCCATTGCTCCTTAATTTCTTCTACAGCTTCATGGTGCTTCACAAATAATTTATCCAGTTCCAAATGTCCTTTATTTAAATCATATTCTTTTAATTCCTGTGTTTTGTCTTCATTAAAAACTCTCATATTTGCTCTCCTTTAAGAAACACGTTTCCACATATAACAGGTTATATATGGTTGTACGGTTGTAGCAGGATTACCATCAGATTTAACAACCCTAGTAGTATTGCTTGCTCCTTGTGGTTTAGCCCCTGCACTAGCATCCAGCACCATGTCATAAGAACCATATCCAGGTACAACTTCCTCACTATCATAACCTATAGTATTGACATTCCCACCAACTGCACCGATTAATGCCCTCAATTCATATTCTTTACTTCCGCCCGTTTTTTCAACGGTATTAAAATCACTATCGCTTGAATTAATACCAATAGGTACTCTTCCACTTCCCCACTGTGTCCATGTACCACCAAATAAAGACGCGGGCGAAGTTGAGCTAACGCTCATATAGATAGCGCCAACAGGGTAAATATCATCTTTAAGTGCTAAATCTTTAAACACATAGTTCGAACCTTCTTTGTATACCCATTGTGGCTTTTGATTCTTATCATAACCATACAAAGCCGCAGGCAATTCGTCAGACCCCAACGCTAATAAACCACCACGTATTGTTCCAAAGGCTTGTCTATATCCGCTAGCAGTATTGACTTTAAAATAAAGAGTATCTACATTAAAAACACCCTCCATAGTACCGCCTGATTTATCTAGTTTCTTAGCTAAATCTGCTGCACTGGCAAAATTGGTTGAATCTTTACCATCTAATGTATTCGCATCTGTTGCTTTAGGTACAACTTTTGTACCTGCTAAAATCGCATTAACATTGTCTGTTGTTGTTTTTCCTTTATTACCTGGATATGCAGTGCTTGAAGTTTCACCTAATGCCAACGATGGACTAATTTCTACATAAGCGGTACCGCTCCATCTATAGGTAATATTTGTTGCTTTATCAATATAGATTTTCCCGCTTTCCCCAGTTGTAGGGAAACCTGCTTTATTTGTATATTCAAGCACATCATCAACATAACTAGGCAATTGGGAACTAGGTACTTTACCAGTTGTATCAAGTGTTGCTACACCGCTAGACACACCCATTTCACTTCTTTTAACTTGGGCATCATTAGTAACATTTCCTAATCCAACTTGTGACTTTGTAACCACATGAGGATTTGACTTATTCCCAATATGAGAAATCAAATCAGCAATTGCTTTCATAATTTTACCAAATGAAACACTTAATTTTTCACCAGTTGTTAAATTTGCAAGTGTACTGGCTTGTGTAAAAGTATTAGTCACATTGCTTGCATTACCAGTTGTATCAAGCTTTGCGGTTAGCTTGGTATTCATTTCGGCTTCTGTGTAATAACGATCATCGTGATTATGGCTTGAAGGTGGAAAATTTGTAGGCTTATCTGTAACCATATCATAAGATGTTTGAAAGTATAATAAATCTCCCGTTTCATTATCGGTCATTTGACCCTTTTTAATTGCCATTCTTTTTTCTCCTTTTAATTAATTAATTAATTTAAAAAACAGTTTTGCTTGAGTTGCTGTTGAATAATCTGTACCAACTCTTACCGTTTCTCCAGTATCTCCTTTATCTCCCTTTGGACCCTGAGATCCTTGTGGACCTGTTGCTCCAGTATCTCCTTTAAGACCTTGCGGTCCTTGTGGACCTGTTGCCCCAGTATTACCTTTTTCTCCTTTGATACCTTGAGCCCCCGACAAATCGGTTAAGAATGTAAAATCAGTTGCACCTTTTACATATAGTTTAGCGTTGTCAACATCATCTGTATTTGAAGCGATTAATACAAATTTCCCTTGTTGCACATTTGCTTTATCAGCATTCATTGCAGCAACAGAAGCATATGTTTTGAAGATACTAAATCCTTCACCCGTATCTCCTTTTTCTCCTTTAGGTCCAACATCGCCTGTCGCACCTTTAGGTCCTGTTTCTCCTTGAGGTCCAGTATCACCTTTAGGTCCTATCGCACCCGTATCGCCCTTTTGACCTTTTAATAAACCAGCATCTAGTTTTTGCTGAAATGTTTGACCGTCAGCAAAACTCACTGCATCAGCACTTGTCATAACATCTACTTCTTCTAATACTGAGCCTGTTTCCTCATCTAACAGTTGTACTCTTACTTTATTTAATTTAGACATTCTTCTATTTCCTCCTAGTCTTCTAATTTAATACCCATATTCGGGCTTACTTTTATTTCATTATATGCAGGTACTTTTATTTCATCAGTAACAATAAATTTAAATGCTGCTGATTTGGTACTTCCATCTTTCTCTTGGATTATTACTTTTTCATCCATTGCATCAAGTCGTTCACCTAATAAATCATATTTACCACGCGCCTGTGCTACTTCCATGCCAATCGCATCTACTGGTTCATATCCAATAAGTTTGTTTATGGCATCTTTCATTGTTTCTGCTCTATCAGCTTCACTCTTAGCTTTATCAGCGTTGGAAGAAGCCCTATTTGCTTCAGAAGTAGCATTTTTAGCCTGTTCTGTTGCAATACGAACTTGTTCTTTCGCTTTTGTTACTTCCTGTTCAGCTTTTTTCACTTCTTCAGCAGCAAGCTGGGTTTGCCTTTTTGCTTCTTCGAGAACTTGATTATAATTAAAATCTGCATCATTCATTCTCTTTTCCCACTGTTGCAGGATAGATGGGTAGTTAGCTGCTATATATCCATCCGCATCAATTGAACTGTTAACAAAAACAATACCCTGATATGAAAACCACAAAACAGTTTGTTCTTCATCAAGGTTTTTAAATACAATTTGATAATTGATATGCCCATCCTGTTGTGTAGTATAGCCAGTAACTTTCCAAGTTATCTTTAGCTTACTTTCTACAACTTCTGTTTCAAGTTTAACTTCGTCAATTTCTCCACCCATATCACAAACTGCATAGCAGTACAGTTTTGATAAATCAGTTGTTTCATACATATAATCAGACATTTCAAATTTTAATATATCCGTATTATTTGAAAATTGCCTTAAATTAACAACTGCTGGATATAATTGTTTGTTTTCCAGTGTAAGTTTAATATCCACTCTTTCACCCCTTTCTAAATTTTTTGGATAAAAAAAGCACTCATTTCATTGTGAGTGCCCTAAACAAATATACTTTCCATAAATTCTAAATATTTTTTATCCGCTTCTTTAACATATTCTTCATATCCATTTTTAGCAAGGTATTCTCTTGTCTTGTCAAGAATATCCTCTACTGGTGACATATTTTCATCAAACAAATACGAATTATAATACTTACAAAAACATTCTACAACTTCTAGTGGTGCTGTTTTTGAAAGTATCCTACCATATTCTTCGCTGTCTGAATATCGATCATAAAATCTTTTAATTTTTTCCATCATATCTCACCACCTTTAATACAGTTCTATTCAAAACAAGTTTATGCATACCAAAATCAATGACATCATAACCGTTCAATATAGCAAATTTTCCATTATTAGCAATGATTTTAAATATTTTATCTTTCTTTTTACCATTGAATTTTGATTCTATGTATTTAATAAAAGATTTTTTATCTTTGTATAATTTGTCAATAGGTATTATTTTAGCTTTGTCATCTATCAGCATTTTCATTACATTATCATCAATTTCGTTTGCATATCTTAATGCGTATTTTCTACTACTAGATGTATAAATGCCACTACCATTAACCCCTAGTCCCACAAATACATTTCCTTCTAAAAATTCTTTTACAAACTTTTCATCAGTAACACCTCGATATAAAGCCTGTTGCCCCTTTTCTATTAGGACATTAAATTCATCTTCACTTATTGATTTTGGAAGTCCCGAAGCACCAACTTCGTCCATTATATCTTTCAAAATATTATCTTCATCACCAATTTTAATTTTAACATTTGAATTAAAAGAAGTATCATCGATATTAGCAATATATTCAATAATATCATCATAACTTCTACTAGGTATTTTTATTATACCATCAAACGTTCTTATTGATTCAACTTTTTTAGCACTCTTTGTTGGTTTCAATTTATCAAGAGTATTTTTATCTCCTTCAACAAACCCTCTGTACCATTCATCATACTTCATGTTTGCTGGTACAGTGTAATAGTCACCATTTTCATCCCTTGCAGCACGTTTAACTTCATCTTCAAATTCATCATCAAAGAACGGAGCGGTTGCAGTTCTGCATCTCGGATGAAAAGGCGGAGCAGTTAAACCTATCTGATAGTCACTTAATTTAAAATGCCTACCATCCATTTCTCGACATATCTCTGATGTTTTAGTATCCAATGTAGCAACAATTTCATATTCTTCAATGCCTAAATTTTTGAACGAATCATGTTGTGCCAGTGATTGAAAATATGCCTTTTCAGTAAATACCAATGTGGCAGCACGTTTTCTATCAACTTCAAATGTATTTGCAATCTCCTTTATTAAGTTATCAGGCGGTTTCCCTTGTATAAGATTCAGTGTTAATCCCTCGTGCAGTTTGTTAACCAACTGCGCTCTATGACTTCCCCAAATACGTTCTGAGAAGTTTGAACCATCAGATGCCCATGGTTTAACAAGAATCTTATCAACAACTTTCTTATCCAACTTAGCAAAATTAGCAGCTACACCAAAGCCTTTTTGAATTTCAAAAGCTGTTTTATAAAAGGTATCGCTATATATATCGTTCATAAGATCAGTAATGCCCTTAGCTTTCTTTCCTGTCAATTCCTCAACCTGTTGCTGCATTTGCAGTTTCAAGGCTTCCAGCTTGCTAATATGGACCTTTGTAGATGCACGTTCTAATTCCTTAGACCATTGATCAGATACACCTAACGTTTTTCCTTTTTGTATATATTCTTTAACATCCATATGAAATTCTTTTAATTCATCACCAGTTAGCATTTCAACCGCTCTTTGATAGCTTATACCTTCGTTATCAGCAAAACGTGTATACCACCTCGAAATCTCTTTTTCAGTGTTACTTATGGCTTTACGATATATTGCTTCTGAATCCTTCATATATTGCGCACCCTTGTTATTCATGGCATCTTCAAGCAGTTCAAATCTCTTTTTCCAATAATCACTACCAGGCATTATTCATCACCTTCATTGTTGATTTGTGGATTATTTACAAAAGCATTCGCATACTCTTTTAATACTTCATGCTTTTGTTCTTCTTTTTGTTTCTTCATATTATCAATTAACTTTTGAGAATCACCGAAAGGCAGTTGCTTGATAATATCTTCATCACTAATAATACCTTTTAATTTAACCAAATTATCAATAATTGAAGTTTCATCTTGCAGCATATCTCTATTAAAGATAAATTCAACTTTTTCATCAAAGAAATTACCTTTACCCTGATAGTTGATGTCAAAGTCGATAAACCACTTTAACAGCTCCATAGAATACTGAAATTCAGTTTCTGTATCATTGGTATCTAATTCAATATCGTAATACATTGACTGAATATTCATTTGATTAGGCGTTCCTGATGCTCTTAGTTCAGTAACGTCTACACCGCCACCGTTTTGAATAAGTGCCTTTTTAAACATTTCAAGGATTGTTTTATAGTTTTCAGCATTTACTTCAATCTGTAAGGTATCAACACCTCCTTTTTCTTCATTAGTGTTCCTTACCTTAATTGCACCATAAGTTGAAAGATTTCTTCTAAATTCTCCTAGATTTTCACCATCATAATTCATAATAATAAGAATGGTGTTACGACTATCTTCAAGCATATTATTTGTGAATACAGTTGTAATTGTATTAATACCATCTTGAAGTGATTTGACACGCTTTAAAAGCGGTTCTTCAATGTCACTAACCTTAAAAGGGATAAGTGGTATTCTTTCAAAAGAAAGATGCTGTTCTTCTACAACCTCATTATTAATTGATGAAGTATATGTTAAATAGCTGTAAGTAGTTGCACCTTTCAATTTATCATAAAGCAATGTACCGCCTTTATAGATGTAATAACGTACACCCTCTAATGTATATACTTCTAAACGCTGAATATCTTCAACACTTCCATTTGAAAAACGTACAGGCTTTCTATAATAACGCCAAAAGAAATCTATTTCATTGTGTTCATCATCTTTCCAAAACACTTTGATTTCATATGACTTAAAGCGTTTAAACTTTAATTCATTGTTATCATAGTAAGGATATAAATAAGAAACACCGCCATTATTAGCATCTTTACCAACACTTTTTAATGTTTTCATGAATTTCTTGTTAAAATATTTATTTAACATATCAACATACGTTTTATTATCGGTATTAACAGTAAAAGGCTTACCAACCAAGTGATTAACTTTCTGATTGACGAGCCTTTTATATTGATTATCTATTACTTTATGATTTGGTAAGTTCTTAACTTCTTCAAGTTCGCCACCCTCACCAATTGCCATACGCTTGTATTTAGCTATATCTTGTATATCTCTATAATACATATCCGCTTTTATTTGATCTTCACGTTCTTTAGAATTAAGCCACGCTTCCAATTCTAATTCAAGCCACTTCAAGTTATTTGCTGTTTCTTCTAATGGATTATTCAACTTAGCATCCAACCAACTCACTCCTTTTCTTATCGCATTAAGCATTTAATCACTCCTTACACCCTGCATCTTCAAAAATCTTTGCAAGTTTATCAAACTGTATTGCAAAATAATCAACGCTTTCTTCATTGTGAAACTGCATACCATAGTCAATTCCGCACTCATATAAAAAAGCATGAATAATCTCATGCCTTAATACAGTATTTTGATATTTAAAAATATCTTTTTGATTGCCAGGTTTTTCTTCTAGTTTTAAAACTTTTATTTCCTTAGTAGAAAAATCAGTATAACCATCTGCATTTAATGCTTTCATTGTTTCATCACGTTCTTCTAGCATTTCAACATCATATTCAGTACCTAAAACATTGATTTTCATGCTGCTATTCTTTTCTTCTTTTCGAGACAAAAAATCAGCTTGCTTTTTAGCTTCATCACTACTAACTTCATATTTTGAACCATCTTTGCAAATAACATAAAAAGCATATGGTGTATTAAATCTAACACTGTGCATATCACTATATTGTATTACATCTACAACTTCTTTTCCTTTAAAATATCCTGGTCCATTCATTTCTTTCACCTCTCTAATCCCATGAATAGATTTCACCTTTGTTTATCTTTTCTGCAATTCCAGTTGTAGCATCAGGTGCATCATCATGTTTGTTCTTACCTTCCTTTTGATATTTCATCATGGCTTCATAGTATTCAGGAAATCTATGTTTCCAGTTATGAGGGAAATATATATGTTCCATAACCCATGTACTGTTAGAAAGTATTCTAGCAGCCTTGTTTTTGCTTTGATGAAATGGTCTAAAGACTGTTTTATTTGTCTTATATCTTTCTCTCATAATTCTTTCAACATTTCTTGAATAACTTCTACCACCGTTGTTCGATTCTATATCAGCTATATTAACTTCATCTTCAAACATCATTTTAGCCTGTGCTGGCTCTGTTACTTCCATACCTTCCTTAGTGTATAAAACATTAAGAATATAGGCTTCATTTTGGAATGTAACCCCATAATTAATCGAACAAAGATAATCATTACCTGTATCGGCTGTATCTGTGTAATTCTTGATATATTTAAACTGCGGCAACTCACCATCATATGTTTTAAATGACGTATATAAACGACCTTTTAAGTCAATAGGTTCTTGCTGATAGTTTGCGCTAACAACATCTTCACCCATTACTTTCTTTTTGGCTTCAAAACTCTTACGTGAAAGGACTTCTTCGCATAGCATAGTTCCATCGTCCTGTAACGCTTTCATTTTTATATGCTTAATTTTATAGCCACTTTCAGGCAGTTCTTCTAATGCCTTCCCTGCTAAATCATCACTTGCCCATCTAGTCATGATAATAATGATCTTACCGCCTTCTTCCAAACGTGAAAGCATGGTATTAGTGAACCATTCCCAGTGTTTTTCTTTTGTAGCTTCGTTACATGCTTCTTCATAAGATTTAATTAAATCATCAACCACTAGCAAAGAAGCACCGAACCCAGTTGCAGTTCCACCTGGTGAAGTAGCAAGATAGTTATTGTAACCACCTTCTAATGACCATAAGTTCATAGCACCATCACCACGCTTGATTCTTACATTTGGGAATACATCACTATATACAGGTTTCATTGGATCAGCTTTTGTTTCCATGATTCCATTACGAACATTTTTAGAAAACATAGTTGATAATGTTTCATTGTATGAACCAGTCATAATATTTTCATCTTGATTTTTTCCCAATATCCATTCAACTAACAAGCTGGCAGTTCTTGATTTTCCATGTCTAGGTGGCTCATTGATGATAAGCGCATCATATTCATCTGATTCATAGAATGACTGAAGATCATTGCACAATTCAACTAGATACTTTCTATCACTTTTATAGAAATCAGGTGCTTTTAAATTGCAATAAAAAAAGAACTCACGTCTTGCGAGTTCAATCTTTGCATGAAGTTTAATCAATGATTTATCAATCATAATCAATCAGCTTCTTTAATTCTTCTGTTGTTAAGCCTTCCATTGGGTTATTAATCGAACCTGATACTTCTATCTTGTCATTGAACATTCCCAAATGTCTACCAAGCAATTCAAGCGATTTATCTTTTGAATAAAAACTAATCTCAATACCATTTTTACCTTCTTTGATTGAAGCAATGGCTGGTATAAGTTCTTTTGGTATGTCTTTAGTATCTTTCACTATTACAACACCGTTTTCTATCGTTACAAAGTCAGTTACTTTTGCGAATGCTATTGTAGCTAATTCTTTTAAAACATTGTCCTGCGTTATTTCTGTACGTCTAGAACGCTCATTCATACGTTCTTCTATGTATTTGGCAACCTTAGTATTCCTTAGTAGTTTAGAACCATTAACATTTGCTGTTTCATCCTTCTTACAACTCTTATAAGCTGCCTTATATGCTCTAGTGGCATTAAGATCAATTAGATACTCATCAGCGAATAATTTTTGTTTGGGTGTCAATTTATAATTCATAATGCCACTTCCTTTCTATTAAATTTTCAATCACGTTTATTCACTCATTAGATACAACTATCATTTTAGATTTTATAAAATTCAGGAGAATAATTTTAAAATGAAAAAACACTTCACACGGGAATAATTATTTTATAGCTGGCATTATTATTTGTAATGTTAATAATAGTTGTATCAAATCAGCAAACAAAAAAGGGCTATCAAAATATTTGACAACCCGTTGTTCTTATATACTGTTTTATATGTAAAGAGTAACCCCCTCACAACACATATACCTTAACTATATTTATTCACTATAATCATTATAACATAATAATATGCAAAATCTACAACAATAAAATGCACTAAAAATGCAAGTTGTCAAGTCCTTGTTACTATGTGTATAATTCTTTAATTACATCATCACTAAACAGGTATATTGATAGCTTTTTTACTAGTCTGTTTTTATTCCTTCCTACCGTTGTTTCATTTATTGGTGTTGCCCATTCTTTAGATACTACATAATGCTTCTTACCTTCAAAGTAGCACTTTTCAATGACTTTATAATAAGGATCACCTTTAATTGTCTTTAAAGCATTATCAATCAACTTTATAAAGTTTGATGTAACTGCAATAGATGATTCTAATTCAGCAATAGCTGCATCATTCTTTTCCTGTTCTGATGGCATATACTTAAATCCAGTATCTTGGGGCATAGGAAGAAATGAACAGCTTGTTTTTGATATTCCAACTTGTTTAATTTGTTCAATCATTTCCTGTTTATCCTTTACAACTTCTTTAAAGTTGTTGTAATTATATAAAAGCTGCTCTGTTTTTTGATATGTATTCATATCACTTTTTTTAATCATTTTTTGCTTTAATAACTCATTAACCGTTTTTGAAATAGTATCATCAATCAATTTTTCAACTTCTTTTTTACTGATTGTTTTCGTCATCACTTACACCTGCCTTATACACATCAAGTTCTTCTTGTAACCCATAAATAATTCTAATCAACTGTTTCTTTGAAAAGTTCTTTAAATTGACTTTTGAAAAATCATATTCTTTTGATTTTACTTTTTTTTCAATAACTTTACCTTTTATTCTTTCTTGTTCAAAAATTGACTTTATTTTCTCTAATTGTTCATCAGTTAAATTTATATCATCTAAACTTTTCCCATCATTAGTCATCACTCACACCCCACATTCGCCATTTGCACTGGGAAGAAACGGTTTTCTTCAAATTCACCAATCCACCCAAAAGTACAAACTCTTATCTTTTTATTTTTACTTATTTTTTTTATAAGATATACATATTTATAAATACTATCATAAAGCCACATACCAACTTTCAAATCTTCAAATTTGTATGGTTTAGGATTATAGACATCGCTCAATTCACAATCTAATGAATGAATTGTTCTTTCTAGTTCATCATTCGAATCACTTAATTCTTTTGCTTTATCAATAACTCTTTTTAATTGGTCATCACATACGCCCCAATTATAATATAGCATCTTAATATAGTTTACTAATTCAATTTTTGTTAGATTTTTTAAAGTGCTATCACTATGCAGCTTAAAGTGCTTAAATTCCGATGTATTTTCTTTTGGTTTAAAATGTTCTTCGATTAGTTGTTCTATCATATCGACATCTTTGTCAAATGCGCTTGCTTTATCTTCTCCATATGGATCATTTTCAAAATAATAATCATCATTAACAATTCTTGCTAATGCCTTTTCACATCCTTCATTACTAAGCATTTTCTTTCACCTCTTCATTAATAAGTGAGTAGTCAATATCATGTGTTTCTTCAAATTCAAATGTTTTGTTATCATCAACAAATAATACTTTAAAACCTTCATCAGATAATTCTTCAATCAATGTTTGGTAATCATTGTATGAATTTTCATATTTATCTAAAATACAATCAAATTCATATAATCTGCCTTCTGGAACAACTACATTTATAAATACATTTCTTCTATATTTTTCTGTAATTTGCAGTCTTAATTTATTTTCCATCAAATCCACCCCAGTTCCTTACATTGTTGATTAATTGCTTTCAACATATTCATGCTAATGTGACCACTTGAGTCGACAGCAACTTCTTTTTCATTCTTTTTTATAAAAGAACAAGTCCTAAATCCACGCTCATAAATGATACTGCATTGACTTTCATACACTTTCTTCCACCCTAATTCCTCAAACATTTCTTTAGCGGTCATCATCTTTCACTCCCTAAATACGGTTTTGGTAAAGGCATCCAAGCGTCAACCATGTTATATGACCACCACCAATTTCCTCTTGTTTCAAACCAATGTTTTGTATCTGCATGATATTCAAGAATACTTATATGCTTATTTTTAATAGTTAAAACAACTTGTCTATCATCAGGCAATCCTTTTTTAACTGGTACCCATGTTGTTTTATCAACTAATTCTTGCAAAGTATCTACATCATGTTCCATTGCAGTAGCTTTATCTTCTTCATAAAAATCATGTGGGAAATCGTAGTCATCATTTAATAACCTATCTAACGCTTTTTGATATTTTGAATAGCTCATACTTCTGCCTCATCGTCATCAATTATTATATCTCGTGGCATTTGAAATACATTATTGCTATGTGTTTCGATATGTTTTTGTATCATATCCAATACTAAAACCGCTTTTTCTACCGACGAATAATTACCCATCAGAGAGTAATGTTTTTCATTATTTCTTAATTCATAATTAACTAAAATATTATAATTATCGTTATCGCAACCCACATCAAACGATTCACACAACAATAATGATTTTTTGTCTTGACTTCTAATCCAAATACCCATCTTCAATTACCTCCTCATAGGTCTTAAGAAAAATATCAGGCTTGCAAGGGTAAAATTCACCTTTAACACCTTTAATGATGTAATCGCCATAATCAACTCTCATTGTTCCTTCTAGCGTATCGATTGCAATATCAACTAGCATTTCCTTTAACGTCCTCTTTATATCAAAAAGTTCCACATATTCTTCGATTAAATCACTACCAACAAAATTACGTATTTCTTCTAAATTACTTCCCGTCCATTGAATAGCTTCTACAACTACTGGTTTCTTTCTAAATTTAGGCATTGTTTTCTCTCCTTTCATGCGTATCCGCGCGTTCTTCCAATCAAATACACTTCTTGTTCACCATAATTGTTGTATCGATAAATTTCACCGTGTAACGGACTTTCAACAATAATTAAATAATGTCCGTCTTTATTTAAACCGTCTAACACATCTTCTAAAGAAAAATACGGTTTATCCAAAAGTAATTCGTTATTTTTAATTACCTCATAATTAGCCTGATCAATAACTAATAAATTTTCCATTCCAAGCGGACTAATTAATATGTCCGCTGGATTAACTTTTTTCATCTTCAATTACCTCACAATTGCTTAATATTTCATCGATGTTATAGGGTTCTTCATCTTCCCATTTAACGAAACTAAATGTTGACTTGAACATGCCTACATAATCACCACGACTACCCCACGTTGCATTACCCTTTGTAGGTTGCTTTTCAAATCCATACAATCTGTTACTTTTATCTCTTGCAATAAAATTAAATCCCTCTTTTTTAGCAACTTTTAAATATTCATATTCAAATTTTGTAAGTTTAATCGGTTCTTTATATTCTTCTAATAAGCCCATAAGTGACACCTTTAAGCATTCTTCACAACGTAAATTTGGTCTACAACATCCATCTATATTACTTTGTTTTGTTGTTACTCTTGCTAAATAACACCTCAAAGCATCATTTGCGTGATTAAAATTTAAAATCTCTTCTTTAATCTTTTCTATCTTTAGCATTCTCTTCATCCTCAAATTCCCTATATCTTTCTTCAAGAGAATTCAATATAATAAAACAACCTAATGTAAATAAAGCCATTACCAACAATATGGTTAATATTATATTCAGCATTCCTATCCCCTTCTTTTTAATCAAAGTTAGTTACTGCCCATATCCATACTGGATCAAGTGGGCATATTTTTTTAGTTCTAGGGCACATTTTGAAGTCATTGGCATATTCCAACGCTTTATTCATTTTTTGCTCCACAGAAGGCAAATACTGCCCTAAGTCATATGCTATATTGTTTATGTACTTCTCATTATCGATACATTTACGTATTGCTTCCTTGATTTGCTCATAACTGTAACTAGCAAATCTCGGATACAGCATTTGTATATGTTCGGTTGTAAAACCTTTATTATAATTCAAACCTAGAAATGTCATAGCTTTAGTAAATTCATTTGGTGTCATTAGTAGAACTCATTGAAATCTAAATTTGATGCCAAGTCTTTTGTAGTTTGTTGTTGGATTTTTCTAGGTTTGTCCTGCTCTCTTGCGAGCCATGCATTAATAAATCTTTGAATTCCTTTTTTAGTCTTTCTTTTTGCAGGATTAGCATTTGACCAGCCTTTCATTTTTCTAAGTTCTTGAAGTACATCAACATTTGGGTATAGTTCATTCCATTCATCAATCATACTTTGATAGATCGGATATTCTGATTTGTCATTCAAAGTTATAGTAATAACAGATGGTTCGATGGGTGTTGGCTCATGAGTGATTTTATCGCTCTGAGCAATATATATATTATTATTTATATCTATCTCTTTCTCTATCTCTTTCTCTATCTCTTTCTCTTGTCGGACATTGTCCTCTTTTTTAGGACATTGTCCTTTATTTGTCCTTACGTTTAGGACATTGTCCTCATATTGGCCACCTTTTAATGCCTTACTTGCATTATTTTCACTTTGCAATACATTTTGGGCATTCACTTTTTTTCTATATTCACGCTTTTTTATTGCCCACTCTGTTTCATATCCAACCATATTTTGTACTTCATGCATAAAGTACGTTCCATTATCTAATACTTCAATCATGTTTAACTCTTGAAATATCTTGATTGCATTTCTTACAACATCAACATTTGTGTTAGTAATAGTTGCAAGCATTTCTTCACTATATGGTATTGTTTCACTAAATCTTAGATTTCCACCATGATTTGCTGATTCACATATAACCTTCAAATAAAACAGTATATAATCCTTTCCATTTGGCATAGATTCAACAATCCTTATATCGTGCCTTTTGAAGAAGTCCTTTTGCAGCCTTAACCAGTAGTATTTTTTATCAGACTTTGCCACAATACTCACCTCTAAAACTGTATATCATCTTCTGATATATCAAAATTATTATTCGAACCATTAAAACTATTTTGTTGCTCAGGTGCTTTATTTTCTTTATTTCTACTATCTAAAAACTGAACGCTTTCACATACTGCTTCAAGAACAAATACTTTTTGCCCATGTGAATTATCATAACTTCTTGACTGCATCCTAGCTTCAATTGCAATCAACGATCCTTTGGAACAATATCTTTCAACATTTTCTGCCCCCTTATTCCAAATAACACAAGGTATAAAATCCGCTTCCTGTCCATCTGCACTTTTAAATGTTCGATTACAAGCTAAATTGAATGATGCTACTGCGGTGCCTTGTTGTGTTCTTCTCAATTCGGGGTCTTTTGTTAGCCTTCCAATACAACATAATTTATTTAACATTCTCATTTTCCTTTCCGAAGAATTTATCTTCATTATCTGCAATGTAAAGATACTTTGAAATGCTAAGACCTGAAGCCTTCCAGCGATAATAACCGTATTTTGTTTGTCTTAACCTTGCCTGCGTGATATTACACGTGGCTGTTTTAATTTCTTGTGCTTCTTTATACATTGCTAAATCTTTTTTAGTTATCTTCATACCACCATTTATTCATTATTTGCTGCTTTTCATAAGCAACCTGTTTCCAATAGTTCCTTTCACGAATTAATTTATCTACAGTTAACAGTAAAATAACAATGACAATTATTAATATAACGATCAAAACCATATAAACACCTCTATTTTTTCATTTATTTAATGCCTGTTAAGAGATTTTTAACTTTCCGATAATTTATACCTATTCAATTAAAAAACTCTTACAATCTAAAATTTAAATTTCTTTTTTTAATTCATGATATGTTACTCCAACCGCATATGCAGCCCAAACATCAGCTTTGAATCCATAAAACCAATCAGGATTTTTTTTATTTCCTTTTCCGTTCTTAAAATCATGATTTGCAAATCGATCTATTAGCGCTTGCCTAATGTTAGAATCTTTCGCTTTCATATTTCCGCAAATACACATTTTTTCATCTTTACGATATATGAATGTAGGTTTTATATTTGATCGTTCACTAATAAGCTGATAAAACCTACCAATCCAAACACAAGTATCAAACACTGTTTTGCCTACTGCCATGCCATACGATGCAATCATTTCAATAGCAACATCTGTTATACACTCGATTAAAAATAATTCTTCCAAGATTATTAATAAATCATGGTTTAATACTTTTCCAAATTTAACAGGCTTTAAATTATCATCTAGAAGGGAATAAGCTGAATACTCATTCCCTGGATCAATTGATAAAATCATAATTAATACCCATTTTTTAGCCTTTCATAATTAACTGCGTTCTTAGCTTTATATGCCTTATATATTTCATCCCATGTGAATCCTAAGTAACTACCAATGTCAAATAATTGGTTAATTCCTGTTGGTGAATGCGAATATCTAACACAATTGATTAATAAATCACTTAGTTCCATTCCAATTCTAAAATTGCGGTTTTTATAATCTAAAAACACATTTGTTTCAAGTTTGTAATAATTAAACAATGACATCTGAAAATGCAATGCATCAACATATTCAACAAGTGCTGCTTCTCTGTTGTCTTTGGCTGTCTTTTTCCAATGCTTGAATTTAGTAGGCATTTCATTCATTAATTCACCTAATTCAACAAACAAAGCTACTTTTGTTTGTTCTTCGATTTTTTCATCCCACACAATTCCTTGTTCTTTTAAAATTGCTTCATCAAGAACACGCTGCATTTCTAATAACTCTTTTAACTGTTCTAACATCTCGATTACCTCTTACATATCCACACCAATATAAATCGGTTCGGGTGCTTCCTGAATTTCACCATCAATATTCATTTGACCAATCGCAACATCAGTTATTTCCTGTAATTTGTTAAATACAACACCAGTTTCTTTATCAGTTTCTTGAATGTTGAATAATGTTGATTGGACCGTATTAAGCGGTCTTAGTTTAGCGGTTGGTGTACATTCAATTACCAGTTGCTTTTTATTGTTAATAGGAATAATCTTAATTTTTACATTTAATTCACGTGGCTTATCATCCGTATTTATATCGTTGATATTTTTAATGATTTTTTCTAATTCATAATCAATATTTTTTATGATCTGTCCGTTTTGGATTCCTAGAATCCCAATTTTTTTAACATCTTTTGCTTTAACTAATTCATCCATTTTTCTTACCTCTAACCAACTACAACAATTGTATTTTCTTCAATCAAATCTTTTAAATATTCTTCTAAATAAGCAACGATTCTTTTTTGAACTTCATATTTCCATTGTCCGCCATCAGCTTCACGCAAGCATACAGTTCCATTTTTATTAACTCTAAATAAGAACTTAGATTCTACTTGTTCAATTTCTTCATAAGTTCTAATAGGTTTCAACTTAACGATAGGCTGCACCTGGAACTTCGCATTCACTGATGCACCTTTTTTAGCTGTAACTGTTTGACCAACACCATCATCATTAAATTCAACTTCTTCAACAACTCTTAGTGAAGATAATGAATTGATGAACTTTTCTGTATTTTCAGTCATGACGAATGAAGTTGATAACAAGATGATCATTTCTTCAACCGACATATCATAACCAATTCTTAATGATGGAATCATCGGGTTAGCTTCAAAAAGATAATTTCTACTTTTATCAGCATTTAATGCACTCATGACTTCAATACAATTAAAATCAACTCTTACAATCAAAGGTGAATAAATTCCAAACACATCAGATGCATCTTTATTAGTGTTTTTGATTAATTTAATTAAGCCATCTAAGCTATTTGCTTCGATTTTGCGTGTTTTTGGTTTGTTTAATTGTTCATATCCATGTGATGTTCTGATATAATCAACACCTTCATGTTCAACAATCTCAGGCTCAACCTGGCCATTAACTAATTGTTCAATATATTCTCCTAAATCTCTTAACATTGTATTTTCCATTTCTCTTTCCTCTTTCTATATTTCTAACGTCATATTTACATTTGAAAGCATTTTTTCTTTTGCTTCCTTATAAAACTGCTTTTTTATTTCAAAGCCGTAACATGAACGGTTTAATTCTGCGCAGGCTCTTAATGTGCTTGCACTTCCCGCTACTGGATCAATAACAACATCACCTGGATCGGTGTAAATCTCAATTAATCTTTTCAACACTGAAACAGGCTTCTGCGTTGGGTGAACCTTTGGATAATATCCTCTTCTGTCCCATTCGAACCAGTCAAGAATCATTTTTCCGTCATTATTGAATTTCGGTAATTTATCACGGTATAAAATCAATGCGGTTTCAGTCGCCCCACATATCCGCATGTTAGCTTTTAAAACCTGCGATGATGAATTTTTTATGAAAAATAAAGGCTGTGCATGATTAAAACCGAATTTCTTTGCATAATCTTTAATCTCGTTTAACTGCTGCCATGCACAAAATATAATCATGCATGGAGCTTTTCCTTTTTCTTTAGGTTCTTTTTTTAAAAGTCTTGAAGCAAATTGAAAGAAATTATAAATTTTAAAATCTTTATCTGTGTCGAAAAATTCCTTTCCAGCTTTTTCACTTTCGCCATTTTTATTATCACCATTGATATACCAATCAGATCTTGAACCATATGCATTTATCCCGATGTTATAGGGAATATCGGCAATAATTAATTGCGCTCGTGGTATCTGATAACGCTTGGCATTTTCAAAGTGATCATTATATAATTCAATTTTTATATCTTTCATATCAATAACTATTCCTGACATACCACAACAACTTTTCCCGTTGCTGCCTGTACCCTTCTTTTAAAATCTTCTTCATTTGAATGTCTACTTGACAGATGCATCAAATAGATTCTCTTAACTTTTGACAGATCGATAGATTTTAAATATTGAATAGTTGTGTCTATGCTCATATGGCTTTGGATAAGCCTTTTTCTTTGTGCATCTTCTTCAACAAGTTCAATATCATAATTCGCTTCTATCATTATGTAATCAAGCCCGTGGAAAGCGTACTTGATCATATATGTATCGGTTGCAAATAACAGCTTTTCATTCGTCACAACCGAATAAATAAGGAAACCAACACAAGGAACATCATGATTCATTTCCAAAGGAATTATTTTAAATGTGCCTATATCAATCTGCTTTAAATGTTTAAGCCTTTTCACCCTGTGATGATTATTAATCTCTTTAGCTTCAAATACTTCTTTCAGTGCGTAGCACCTAACACCCGCATTCAATAAATCTTTTAGCGATTTAGAATGATCTTGGTGAACGTGGCTCACCAAACAAGCATCAATTACACTAGGAACAATAAAGTTTGTTTTTCTTTTTAGTTCTTTAAGTGGTATCCCACATTCAATAAGTACAGTAGTTTGGAAATCGCTTATTAAATAAGCGTTTCCTTTACTGCTGCTTGCTATCGGTTTAATTTCCATTACCAGTCAATTCCCATTTGCTCTTGTTTCACTTGCGCTGTGGCTTGTTTTTCTTCTTTAGGTGCATTTGATTGTGTTTGCGGTTTTGGCTCTGTATGCGCTTGTTTTGGCGATTCCTGTGGTTCTTGTGAAATATCAATGACCTGTGATGCCTGTTCTTCTCTTACTTGGTATTGCACATCATCATAAACATCAGGTTCGTATTCATTTGAAGTTACACGATTCAAAGTATCAATTAAAATATCTTGATCATCACGTGTATTTATAAAGTTTTTGATACATCTGTTGATAGCTGATTTCTTAGCCATTTCAGCCATGAATTTTTGATGTGCTTTAGATTTTCCATAAGCACTGCCCATTGACCATGCATTTTGAATATCTTCTAATGTCATTATTGCTGTGTATGTTTCAACTCCCCACACTTCAGGCTCGAGAATAATTCTTGCCCATGCTCCGATAATGTTTTCACTTTTTCTTTTATCAAGTGGACATGGACTAGTGATTTTAATATCGTCATTACCATATACATCAAGTGTTAATTCATATCCTGTATCTTGATAGATAACATCACTTCTAACATCAATAACACCTTTAATACGTTTCACCATTGTTTGCTTACCAAAGTAAGAAGTCATAAGCGTACATTGGTCACCCATCGGTACAAAATAGCATTGATTTTTAGAAGGGTTTAAACCGCCAATACACATATCAAGCAAAGCATTAGCAACTGATGCATTTGTACATTTTTGTAGTTTTGAATCATTTTGATAGATAAGATATGCAGCTTTTAAAGCG